GTCTTTGTTTCCATGGTACATTCCTCCTAGTATTTTCAGGTCTTCACCCGTATACAGCATTCAAGGGAGCTGAACCCCTCCTATTTATACTGCCCCTCATTGAGGTAAGCAGCTAATTGGTGAGTGGCTGGACCACGATAGCCACAGATAGGACAGATCATGGTCTTGTGAGTAGCCCATCCCTTATCTCTAAACCCAAGTTTCTCACATTTAGGACAGATAGGGAGAGCCATAATCTGGGTTCTACCCCCGTGTGTTTGGTAGAATTTAAGCAGATCAGTAGATGTAGCATGGTCTAAGTATGTATTAACGTTAGTTCTTGAGGTTAGCATTACATACCTCCGTTTTGCATGGAGTTAAGAATAGCTACCTGAATATTTTCCGGAAGCTGTTGAATAATACCATACAACTGTTGAGGATCTACCTTACCAGACTGAAGTAGGGCAACTAACTGAGCCATAAGTTCTGGATCTATAGCGGACTCACCCGGAACTTGACCAGTCTGATCACCAGATAGATTAGCCTGTACGTTAGTGGTAGGACTAGAACTATCCTGGGGTTGACTGGTTGCCTGGCCATTGGCGATATCCAGCTGTTCAGCAGAACTATTTCTACCAGAGAAAACACCGGAGGGTTGGTAGGGGTCAATGATAGGCCAGTTCATCATCTGTTTGAGCACAGCACGGGTCTCTTCTGTGGTAATAATATTCTCCCGGTGGAGTTCCACAGATGCCTCATAGATGAAGGACTTGTTATTAGGCATACCGGCACCAAGATAGATCTCAATGTCGAACTCTGCATCCTTGGTCATTTTCTGAGCAGGAACTTCACTACCAGCTTCATCAACAGTGGGCTCGTCATACAGAGGTTTATACTTGCCCCGATTGTCCACATCATCACTATCAGGATTGAAGTTTTCATTAAGGGTCAGTTGAGGGATCTCCTTCAGGTCAGAAGCTCTGAACCATAGGTAATTGGTCTTGCCCTTCTCAGTAATGTCGAAGGCTTGTTCTACAGTCATAAACTCCTTAGCGTAGGCAAGGACCAGATCATTGACCTTCTTCAGGCCATTCTGAAGCATAAGCTTCTTATGATTAGCACGTCTGGAGCCAGCTTCCTGAAGAGCCATGATAGCGGAGGCAGCACGAAGACTTCCGGATCTACGGCCTTCAACTACATCAGATCTACCAGATACCAACTCAGACTCAGAGAAAGCTTTTTCTCTCCGATTGTTAATATAGGCAGGAATATAAGGGGGTTGAACTACCTGCCATGCAGTATGGTCTTTTGCAGGGATTTTCAGACCAGGTTTATTGGTCCATTTCTTAATATTGATACCAGCTCCGGTACCAACTACCATCTGAGCATTGCCCATCAGTCTGGCATTCATCCGGATTTGGTCATCCAAGTCGTTGATAATGTCCTGAACGGGGATCAACTGTTCAGTATCACCCTGCCCCCACAGGATACCTTTTCTCTTATAGCCGGGGATAATAACAAAGGGATAGTCAGTGATCTCCGGGATCTGGGCAGACTCATCTTTTTCATCAGAGTCAGCGAGGACTACGTCCTGTGTGCAGTATACCAGACGTAATTTTCCATCATCATCCTTCTCCCAGTACTCAATTAACAAAGCCTGATCACCAAGGACCTCATCTGTGGTGCTATTATCTTCACCAAAGATCCTCGGATCATAGGAATTACCCTGGGGGTTAGGCTTTACCAATTTAGCTTTATCCCCAAATAGCTGGACAAGCTTACGTCTAGAGTAAAAACCAGTCTGAATAATGTAGTCAGCATCCTGAATATGGTCACAGTCAGTGACCTTAGGATCAGGGAAGAAACAATCAGGAGACATAGGGATCATAGCGGGTAGACCTTTACCCCCGATAGCCTGCTTATCCCACATTACCTTCCAGATGATACTTCCAAGATTGAGCCGATCTCGTTCAGCAGTATCCAGTTTGGTAAGCATATCATTGTGGAACCAGACCCACTTAAGAATCTGCTGGGCGTCACTTGCAAACTCCTGATCAGAGGGACCAACTCCCTTTACCAGAATGTCGATGTCGTCGTTGACAATATCAGCCACCTGAGACTCGATGATAGGCTGAATAATGTTGGTTTCAGAGCCAGGGTCGTCGTCATCTTCAGGATGATTTACGTCTCCAGCCCAGTACTTGTTACAATCGGCCCACAGGGAATCCAGTCCGAGGCCCTGCTTAAACTGATAGGCAGATCGGTATCTGACCATAATCTTGTTAAGGAGTTCCTTTTCCTTATCTGTTGCTTGATAATCAGTCTTCGTCTTCTTCATCATACCGAGCATTAGATTTGGCCTCCTCCTCAAGTTTTCTATCAAGTCTCTGATCAGCAGGACTTACTGGATCAAGGATATCGTCCGGCAGATCAATGTGTTTCTCAGTATGGGATTTCTCCTTGTTATTGCAGAATCTCTGATTTACCTCCATACCAAGGAGAAAACTCAACAGAAGGGCAATTTCGACAGACAACACAAGAGTTAATTTATACAAAAAGTCCATCTTCAATAGCCTCCTTTATCTCTGGGTGACAGTAATCTGGTCTGTCAAGATCCTCATCTTCAAGAAAACTCTCATGCTCCCATTGTCCATCAACCAGAAAAGCAGCCTTTTTATTGCTCCTAGTCTCCGGTTTGATAGGATCCATCTTACCTGGCATAAAACCTACGGAGTTTATAAAATACTTAAAGGCGTCGATGGCATGGTTCTCCATCTTCTTGACCTTATCATGGGTACTCCCGTTCAGGGAGGTTGGATCCCAAGCTTCTTGCTTTATCTGGTCAATCAAGTGGGAACACTTGGTACTAATACGCACCTTGGGTCTACCATCAGGAAGCCTATCACGGAACAGCTTAGTAAGGTAGGAAATGAAGAAATCCTCATCATTGGATGCAGGAATCAGGTAGACTCCCTCTTCAGCATACAGCTGTTTAGGACTCTTCTTATTGGGGCCACGGTTAACCACAGAAGGATCAGCATAGATAGCTGTAAAACCGTGGCGACGGATGGAGTTAGAGAACTTAGGTATATCAGCCTCAGCCTCATAATCCTCATCGTACATATAGATTACACCGTCTCTATCTACAGCACCGTAGATACAGGCAGTAGGAGCACTCACACCAAAATCGAATCCAGCCCCATGTTCCCAGAATGGGGATATCTCAACCTCTCCTGGCTTAAATGTATGTACATCCTCATCAAAGTCAGTGAAAATCTGTCCTTCAAATGAGTCAAAGGATGCGTTCAAGAACCTCTCTACCCATACCTTAGTATGAGTACGGGACAGCTCCTCAACATATCCAGGGGGCAGGAACTTCTCATTGGCAATAGTTGGAACTACCCAGCCAATGTATTCCTTCATAATAGCTCGTTTAGAAGGATTAAAGAACTTATCCCACACCCAGTCCTTACCACCAGAGTTGGATGTAATAAATCCCCTCCAGGGGCCCACAGGATGGCGTAGACGGGCGGTCAGCATATCAAATGTGGACTCTGGCACCTCAGCACCATCAGGTTCGTGGGCTTCGTCAATCCAGAAGTAGGAAATATCTAGCGAACCTAGTGGGCCAGGGTCATCTAGGTGCATGAACAATATCTCAGAGTAGACAGGTTCCCCGTCCTCATCGATCTCATTTGTCTTCAGCCACAGGTGGCCTTCCGACTGGTTAAAGGACTCAATCAGGTTCGGGTCACACACCTCAAAGAATCGTCTCTGGGTAGTTTCCTTCAGCGACTTAGCAGTGAGTCGTCCGATAACACCGAGGCAACCCGGATACAACTGAGACCACTTAATGGCTTCCTCAACCCCCATACGGGTTTTACCAGCACCAACGCCAGACACAATAGCCCGGTATTTATGGCTATCCTGGTGGAACGTCTTCTGGTGAGGGTGGGGTTCATATGTAGCCAGTCTTCGTGTAGGACTCAGTCTCTTCCTTGCCATTGCCTCTCCTTACATAAACGTCTTCTTGGCTTTAGCCTTGCTCCTCGTAACAGTCTTGGGCTTCAAGGCTTGTCCAATATCAGACTGCTGCTTCTTCAGCACCTTGGTAGCAGCGGACATACGGCTCTTACTGCTTACCAAAGCGGCGTGCTCTGTGAGTGTCCGAGCATCACACTCAGCCTGCCACGGGTCAGCTACTTTCTTCGACATCTTCAGCGCCTCCATTAAGAAGTTTCTTCTCTTCCTCAGTAAGCATACCATCAGCGAAAATCAGCTGGATCTGTTTGCCTCCCACAGAGTGATTGACTTCAGACTTGTCTCCATACACCTCACGGCGATG